ACCCAATGGTCAGCCAGCAACTCGCCACGGGACGGCTTCACGCAAAGCCAAGTTCCCTTCATCGCCAAAACAACGTCGCCAGGCGAATAGCTTTCATTGGCAAACCAGACGCCACGGAACGTCTTAATCGGCGTGCCGTACTTCAGCGCCTCAGCAGTTTCAGCCTCGAGGAAGTTCATCATCTTTCGGGTTGCGACGGCGTCGATGTAATCCTCCAGCCCTTCCACATCAGCCGTCAGCACGTCGCCGTTATCTAGCGCCATATGAAAACCGTTTGCGTCAGCTTTCAACGCTACGGGGAGGGTCCCGTCCTTACCGTCCTTACCCGCTGGGCCCGCTTCGCCGCGCGGCCCGCGCTGAACGAACATACGCCCCTTGCCGTTCCACCAAATAAAACAGCTCCCGCCGTCAATATAAAGGTCGCCGTTCTGATAGGGGTAACCTTCCTTCTTAAGCCCGGTCCACGCAAAGCCCGCAGAGCCAACCCGCTCCCAGTCCTCGCTCTTACCCGGTTCGTCGTTAGTGTCGCGGACCGCCTTATAGAACCGACCGATCTCAGCCGTAACGTAAGAGCCCTCACGGTAAATACCCGGTTCCCACGCCTTTGTCTCTAACCCAAGCCCGTCGTTACCGTCGCGGCCAGCATCGCCCTTTTCGCCGCGCGGAAGCTCTACCTCTACACTTTCGCCGTTAGTAAGCTCGATAAGGGCACGACCCTCACCTTCGTATTGTTTAATAGCGGCAATACCGACGCCGTCGTTACCGTTAATACCATCTTTACCGTCAGCGCCGTCTTTGCCGTTTTCACCGGCAGAACCTTTAATAAGGTCAACGTGCTTGTTGACGATAATCTCGGCGACCATATCCGGGTCGGCCGCCATACCGTCGCGCCCGTCTTTGCCGTCAGCGCCCTTTTCGCCGCGCAGGGCGTCGGCGTGCTTTTCAACAAGGACCGCTGCTACGTCAACCGGATCAGCACTCTTACCGTCAGCGCCAGCAGGGCCGGGGGTCAGCTGAATGCTTTCAACCTTCTTCTCTACCGCAACGATAGCATCGAATACCGGATCAAGTGCCTCGACGATTTTCTTCTCAATCATGCGGCAACCCTTTTACGTTCTAGGCGCAACGTCGCTATATCTTTAACAACGTCAACGTCAAAGTCTTTAGCCGCCTCAGGGGCGACTGCATCAGAAGGAGCTGGCTTAGGCTCTTCGGCCGGAGCTTGCTCGGCTTGTTTCAACTCGTTAGCGGCCAACTCGTTAAGCAACGAAACAGGAGTGTTTTGTCGTTGCATAAAGATCTCGTTACCCCCGTCGACCGGCGACAGTCCTTCACGAGCACGGGCCTCGTTAGGGGTCATCAAACCTTGGGTTAACGCTTTAGTTAAGCCGTCAACTCTGCCGGCAAAATCGGTGCGTAGCAAAGAAGAGACGTCCAGCTCCACGTACTCTTGATCGCCATCAAGATTAAACAGTCGATCAAACGCTCGCTCTACGTGCTCAAGGTAAGAACCGAGCGACATAGAAAGGAACGACGAAATAGTGGCTTCGGCGTTATTTAACGTCGAATGAGAAAGGTCACCGATCATAACCGGCGGAACCCCAAACACTCGCGCTACGTCCTCAAGGCTCATGCGTTGAGCCTCTACCAACTGAGCGTCTTGAGAATTGATGCTCATCGGTTGGAACTTCAAGCCCCCGCCGAGGATAGGGATACGCCCTGCGGCCATACCTGCAGCTTGATCTTCAAAAGCAGCTCGCAATTGATTAAGCTGCTCTTTGTTAAGCACTACCTCGGTAGAGATAATACCGCTCGGTCGGTTCATGTTAGAGAAGAAAGCTGCTTGCGTTTTAGACAACGCCACGTTAATGCCGATGGCCAACGCAGCCGCTTTGATCGGGCTCTCGCCGATCAACGGGTGACGCGGAGTGTGAAATTTCAAATGCAGAATATCGCGAGCCGGTGCGATATAGTCTGTGCCGCCGGGGGCGAGAGGCGAAGAGCCTACTGCGTAGAAGATCTCGCGGGTCTCGTCGTCAATTAGCGGCGAGCAGGTCCCGCGCGGCAAAGGGTGGATTGCGCTTACTTCCTTACGGTCGTTGCGCGACACAATGCAAAACGCCTCGCCGTCGAATAGCGTTTGCGCCACAAGATTAAGCAGAAACTCGGGGGTCGTTTGATAGCTGTTAGGGTTACGAAGCACCCGGTAGGCTGCGCTCGTTTTAATTTCTTCGAACGCCCCGTTCTTAATACGAACGTGCTTAGGATACGTTTGGCTAATCGGCCGCGCCACCGCCATAACGCAAGCGTGAACGATAGGTACGTTCCTAGCACCGTAACCGCTGATATCAAGGTTACGTTGCCACCCGTCTCCAACAGGCTCAATAGCCCACGGACGGTTAAACTCTGAGAGCCCGTAAAAAGGACCGCGATGCGAACCCTCTACGCCGATTAGGCTCTTGAGGCGATCAAGCACGCCCATAATTAAGCCTCGTCAGCTTTATCGCGCTTCTTATCAAAGTTTGATTTGTGCTTCACTTTAAGTTCCAGCGGAGCCATGTTGCGGGTTTGATAACCCTGCGTGCGCTCGTCATCAGTTACTTCTTCGTAAATGCCGGTATGCACTTTATCCTGAACCGCTTTGCCTTCGGCTACGAGCTTATCGGCGTCGACACGGCTGATCGCATAAGCGCGACGGCCGATTGAAGTATGCTTCATAATAATGACGGACATTGCGCGCTCCATAAGAGGATGGGCGGGACCAAAAGCCCCGCCCAATTATTTTTACCACGTGATGGAGGTGAGCTGCTGCACACCGTTCACACCGCGCAGCAGACCCCAAGAGGTCGGAGCAACCATGCGGATGCCGACAGAGTAGGTCTGCCACAGCGAGCGAGCCTGGAAGCCGGTCGTCGCAGCGCCGGTGGAACCAGCAACGGCGATGCCCGAATTTGTTGGCACCTGACCAGTAGTGCCAACGGCGCCGACAGCTGCCTGAGCAGCTGTTGCAGCCATCGTCGGAGCAGTGCCGTTCGCATTGGCCTCAACTACGGTTGCAACGTCCGAGACGTCGAACTGCGGAGCGTCGAAGGCAGCGGCGAAGGTAGCCGCGTCAACGAGGATCGCCGTGTTGGCCGGGACGTGCTGCGAGGAGATGATCTCCACACCGAGCAGACGACCGGTCGCCACCTCGTCAGCAAAAGCCCGCGCGCCGAGCGGGTTCATCATGAGCGACAGCGAGAGACGGTTCGCGGTCGGGAGGATGAGAACCGGACGAGCGCCAAGCCGCGCGTTGGTCATCGCGTTGATGGCGGCCTTCATGTCCTGTATCACGGCGTTTTCACCGCCGCCAGCCGTACCGGCGATACCCGTCACACCAGCGAGCAGACCAGCCGGGCGAACACCAGCAACCGCAGCGGCGCTGCTGAGCAGCGCACCGTCGAGCACCTGAGCGTAAGCCTCCGACAGCGCGTCACGCAGCAGACCTTCAATCTGCGGCGACGAACGCTCGGCCAGTTCGCGAGTGAAGGTGGAGATCGCCGCCAGCTTGTAGCGCGACAGCTTGGCCGAACCGAACTGGAACTGCGTCAGCGGGATCGCACCGGCTTCGCCAACCCACGCGGGTTCCGTCAGCGTAGCGCCCAGCGGGTTGCGCATCGGGATAGTGATGCTGTCGTAACCGCCGAAGCTCAGACGCTGCGAGCGAGCAGCCAGCTCGGCAGCAACCGAAACAGTGCGGAGCGTATCGAGGAAGCCTTGCGTATCTGACTGAACGAGCTCTTGAGCCCAACCAGCTGTCGACGTCATTGCAGGGTTAACGACGCTCTTAGCAACATAGTCGTGAGCGGCGGCAAGATCAGCATGACCCTTGTAGCGCTCTTCGATGACCTGGCTCACATCCTTACGCTGTGCGTAAGCAATGAAGTTGGCAGCGGCAAGTTTAAAGAGAAGATCGCCGTTGCCCTTGCCGTCACGCTTCACTTGCGACACGACAGCGGCGGCAGCAACAGGTTTGGCGTTTGATTTGCTCTTTTCTTCAAGCGCACGAAGCGACTGAAGCTTCTTTTCAATGCGCTCAGAGTTTTTGACGGCTTCGTCAAATGCAACCTGAGCAGCGTCGATGTCCTCGCCTTCAGCTTCGCTGAGAGCATTCTTGAGTTCTGTCATAACGTCCTGAGCGGCAACATACTCAGCATTGGCTTTGGTGATCTGGTCAGCAAGCGACATGATCTTGTTCCTTCGTTATCCGGCAACCCGGACATAGGTTTTACGTTCAAGCAGGTCCCGGATCCGGGTTTCACGGCAATTCAAGCTCAAAGCGATTTGCTTATGTGACCAGCCTAGATTGTCCATGAGACGAATTCGAGCGACTTCCGTCGCCGAAAAATTGTTTGGGTTGTTGCAAACGATGCGCGTATATAAATCGTCGTCGGTCTGCAACCGTAAAGCTAGCAAGGGATTACCTTGGCTGCGCTCAAAAAGCGATTTGACTGCCACCCAAGGCTTGTCTTCGTTTTTGCGTTTAACAAAAACGCCGTTCTTAGCAAGCCAAGCAAGACCAGCTTTGCCACCAGGGATCATGTTTAATCCAAGAGGATAGAGCGAAAGCTCACGCACAAAACGCTCTTCTTCAGCGTTGGCCTCTTCTTCTGATATACCGACACGAAGCAAATCAATCGTCGCAGGATAATTGTTTTCAGTTTCAGCAAGAGCCCTGTGAAACAAAAACGGCGATCCAGTCGACGCGGATGAACGGTGCTCAGCAAGTCTTGAAGACCAATGCCTAGACGTGATGCCGATATATGATTTTTCAGTTGAGCGTGTCAGCCCATAGGCATTGTTACCTTGCCAAGCATATTTATTATTTTCCGCCGATATCCAATGCCGATATACGACATAAGTGCCTGACGGTTCATTCATAAGGTCAACAAGGTTGACGCGGCAACCGTGCGACGTGCGGATAAATGACCAAGCAAATGGAAGATCAGCTTTGTCATGTTTAAAATCTATTTTTGCAACAGACCCTGATGTTGCTAAATCTAGCACAATAAAACTGTTCTTTTCTTTTGCGTCGGCAATAAGCAGATGTGCTCGAAGAAGTTTTTCTTCGTCGCTGCTTGATAATGCCAATAATGAAAGAGCAGTTTTATTTAGCATTGCTTTAATATCTCCTCCGTCCGAGCGGAGATCTTATCACGAACTTGCTGAATAATCTCATGTTTTTTGTTAATTTCAGCCAAACTTGGCTCACCATCGATGACTGAGGAGAGGCCGAAACTTTTGGCGATCTGAACGGCGCGGGGATGTGCGGGCACGCTCACGATCGAGCATTCCAGCAACTCTAGCGATTTAAAATGGATGCCGCCTTCTTTGTTCGGTTCACCTTTGCCGCGGAAACCGATGGACGATGCGAGCGGAACGCCGTCCTCAATCAACTGCTTGACCATCTGGGCAAGGTTCGTCCCGGCCAACTTAATGTAGCCGGTTAGGCGATCGCCGTCTGCTTTAAGATCAGTCCAAAATCCAATCGGACGGTCTGGATCATGTTGCCAAAGGGCTATAAGCTTTTCAACGCGCGAGGCGGACTTATAGGCGATTGGGTCAATCGTATCTTTAACGCGGTCAGGTGTAGCGGCTGACATGACAAAGCGGGCATCGTAACCCGTTGATTTGTCAGCCTTTTCGATTGTGATCGGAAGGCTTTTCTCGATCATAAGGGCGGGTCTCCGGTTTCGGGACCGGAACGCCGTCGCCCTTAGTAGCTTCACGAACGGATTTTGGCGGTCTATTTCGTGCCATTTTAGAGGGCTAGCACAAGTCAGCGCTTCATGCAACCATCCACGAGACGTCCCCTTGAAGACTATCGTCGCTGATCGTCAGCAAAGGATAAGCCGCCATCACGGCTGACACCAAGCCGTCGATCTTCGGCCCCGTGTTGCGGTTCTTCCTGGTCAACTTCCGGTTGTTCGCGTCATCGCGCACAACGATTGCCGCCGCGGCTCCCATGTTCAAAATCGGGTTTGACCCATGCCGGATCCGGCCACGGAGCAAGCCGGTCTCGAACGCCTCAAGGCGAGGCCCCATCGAGACGAACCCCTGCCCTACTTCGACGCGCTGCGCGAATGGGAATGCCCCAACACGGTCACACGCGCCGAAAAAGTCCCGCGCGCGATAACGGTCGAACTGGATCTGCCCGACCTCGATCTCTTCATCCTCGAACCGATCCCGCAGATAGGTCGCTATCATATCGTAATCGAGGCTCTTCCCAGGCGGTGCGTAAATGAAGCCGTCTCGAACCCATTGTTGCAATGGGATCCGATCCCGCCTTTCGCGTTCCTCAATCCCATCGAACGGGGTAAAGGCGAAACACCGCAAATGAACATTCCCATCGTCATCATCAGCCGCGATCACCGCGGCCGAAAGGTCGTTGACCATCGAAAGGTCAAGGCCCATCACGACCGGCTTGCTGCGGAATAGCTCATGACCAACCGCGCCAGAATTCTCTTTCCATACAGACGGCGCAAGCCAGGCGCTTTCCAACGCTACGCGACGATTCATGAAAAGATTGAGGAAACCGTTCTGCTTCGCCGGGATGCGTGATGCCTCTTCCGCATTGCGGCGAATATCCTCGATCGAGCGATACCCGCCATAAAGCGACGGGTTTGCGGCGTACCAGTTCGCCTCATCGAATATGTCTTCGCTGGCCGCTGAATAAACATGGCAAACCACGTTCTCAGGCCGATCCCGCTCAGCCGTGTCGATTTCGACAGAGAAGAACGACGCATCGTTCGGCGCCTGAGTAGATATCAGAAATGAACGCGAATCTTTAAAACTGCCAAGAGAGCTAAAAAGCATATCTAAAAATTCATCGTTTGCCGCGTCAATTTGGCCGCACTCGTCTACGACAAGAACATATATTGCAAGACCATGGCCGGATTTTGCATCCCGGCTCAAGGATTGGTACTCTGTATTTCGTCGCAATCCTGAAATTTTTTTTGAAGACGGAACGATCCTATAAAGGCCGTCAAGCTTCCGGCTCATTTGCAATGTTAAAGCCATCAAACGATGCAAAAGGCCAGCCTGTTCGCGTGTAGTCGCCGCAGATCGTATAAGTGTGTTTTCTTTCGCCAGCGGCCCAACGATGAACGCCAACAGGATGACCGCCATCAATAGCGTCTTCCCGCCGCGCCGCGCCATAGACAGGATCGCCTTCGAGACGTGAACATCGCTATCGAACGCGGCCAAGATGAAAGCGCACTGGAAAGGGTCAAGCACAAGCGGTTGACCGATCTTCGCGCCTTCGGGGAAGACCAGGAAGTCCTGCGCGAACCGCAGCACCTTCTCGCCGTCCGAAAGCCGATCGAGCGGCTTTGTCTTCCAGCCCTCAAGATCCTGCGGGACGCGGCCGCACTTTATCGCAGCGCGGATATAATCAGGGGTACCCTTACGCAAGCAACACCTCCGCCGCGACCTTGGCATTCAACTCATCAGCCTCGCGCGCCGTCTGGTTCCGCGCCGCCTGCTTTGACCCAGCCAGACCGCGCTGCGATGCCGAGAGGCCGAGCGTCCGGTTCAAGGCCTGCATCGCTGAGGTCATTTGGGAAAGCGCCGAGACAGACGGGTTGGCGACCGGCGTCCCCTTCTCGTTGATCAGGGTAAACCCGCGATCGTTAAGATCGATCCATAACTGATCGATGGCCGCATAGGTCTTAGCCAAGTTCGCGGCGATCACGACATGGTTCGGCGACCATGAAGAGTGTTCACGGTCGGTGAGGATGCCGTCAAAGTAGGACTGCTCCCGGTCATTAAGAGGGACCGGCGGATCGATCTTAACGCCTGCCGATCGAAAGACTTCAATTTGCGCTGCGACCGAGTCTCGTTTCGATCTTTCCGCCTTTGCCATCCTCAAACCTCATGTTTGCATAAATGCAAGATGCTTCCTTGCGCGCGTGCACGCGAACTC